TAACATATTCATCTTCCATAAAGGATAAAGAACAGTCTTTAATAGATGTTTAATTCTTTAAATTGAATTAGAAATAATGAGATGTTTATTGATGTACAATAAACAATTCAACAGTTGTAGCCTCCTAGATCATTTTACAAACGCAATCGATTTTTATAATCCTATAAAAATCGATTTTTACTCCGTGTTTAACAAATCTGAAAAATAACCTTTTTCCATGTCCATACATTGATCTTTGCATCCAGGCTTCATACTCGGAAACATCAGATTTGAAGATTCCAAAGTTGATGTATAATCATCTGGCACAATTCCATCAATTGGTTGTCTGTATCCAGGAATAAAAGAAACCGGATGCTTCCTGTATGGATTCGAGTATGGGTAATTTGGGTTATCATAAAATCGAGGTTGGCCGATCCGATATTTTTCTATTTCCTGTCGATAATCTTTTTCTACATATTCTACATATTGATTCGTGTTTATAACTGGTTTTTCAGTGTAGGAAACGGTTCCTTCTTTACCAAGTCTAGAGAGGTACAATGCACATAAAAATAAACTCAGTAATAATATAAAAGTTGTTATTGTCCTTCTCATTTTATTAATATAAAAGAATAATATTCTTTTATATAAATGTCGATACAATATCCAAAGATAGAACACGTAACTTTACCATCTGTCGAGGGATTCAATGGTACATTTAATATTTTAAGAGATCCACCAAAATCAATTTTTACAAAACGGATTGATAAAGTCGGACAGAACAATAGCATCAATGATGCCGTGGACGAAAGTGGCGATCGTATGAATGAAGGTATTTTGGTCTACTCAAGAGGCGTAAATCCTATGGTCTCTGTATCCTACGACAACAATTCCAACAATGCTGGTTCATTTACCCGTTCTTCGTTCGGTCAAGGTAGTAGTATCAATCAAGGTCAAGGACACCACTTGGCCCAATCACAGGCCTTTTTGCCGTATCGTATCGCCGATAAAGGTGCATTTAGACCACCGGTTCGGTCTCAGCGAGACTTGTTGCCTCTTTCAAGACAGCCGAGAGCTTGGTTTCAGGCTATGGCTAACCCTGGATTTACCGATTATACGAAACAAAAACATCTTCCGACACAATTTCGTATGATTCGTGATCTTGTACTTAAAACGGAAGATTTGGTAAAACCGAACAAGTCTGTAAAGATAGAGAAACCGATCTTGGAGAATATGAAGATGAAACAGGCTATTAATGACAAACACATTTCGATTGAGGCTTTTTCGGGAAAGAGGGCGTTGGATTATTCGAATTTCACGAGAGAGAATGTGGATACATATAAGGGTATACAAGAGAACTACGAACAAGTGAATGCGACCACGAATAAACAGGATAAGAGATCTCACAATTTGAGCGATATGAGCATTACAAAGGAAAATTACATCCAGAATCGAACTTATTATGATACAGCAACCAATCCGTCTTTGCAAAAGAGTCACGGTCTTGATGGGTTGGAGATTGATAGAGATAACTATATTGGAAATAAGGAGTATTATGATGCGATGACGAATCCGTCCTTGCAAAAGAGTCAAGGTCTTGATGGATTGGATATCGATAGAGAGAATTACATTGGCGCCAAAGAGTATTATGACGCTTATACGAATCGAGGAGAGGATATCAATACAAAAAGTCTGGAAGAGCTTTATTCGAATAATAAATTGAGTGTCAAGGATACGATTCAATTCAATACAGAGTCTGGTAAGAATACGGGGTATACATTGTTGACCGATATTCCAGAGATGGAGTTGGAACATCATATGCCGCGGTACAATATGACAGCATCGATGAATGACCCGACGGTGCATAAATACGTGAGACACGAAAATGAACTTCAGATGAGAGAGTCGCAAAAGATTAATATGGTTCGTAATGTGACGAGAGTGGAGGATTTGAACAATTTCGAGTACCCGACATCACGTGAGTACAAATTGCCAGAGACATTACAGAAAGGACAGTTTTTGAATGAGGGCGCGAAACCGACACTTGATCGGTCAGAGATACAATTTCGGCAAGATCCGAATAAAGATAAAATCAGAAAGTACATTAATGATACACAGTTTTCACGATTTAATTATTAAAATTTATTAATTCACCATTTAATAAATGTCAGAGTCGGATAAGAAATCGATTTGTTATTATGTGAATCTGAATACGTACACAAAAGGAAAATTTGGAAACACGAACTTTAAACCACCTTTAAGTGACCCGATCGTGAAAACGACAGTTTCGTACACGATGAATAATTATGAGAGTTTGACAAAGCCAGCGAGCAAGTGTTCGCACAATATCCGTAATTATGATACGTACGCTTATTTTGGGGATGCGTACCAGAAACCCGATTGCCAGATGTGTTCTAAATCAGATTGTTGAGTATAGTTGGTGTGTACAGAGATTCTTGGTGCTGGGGTGTTAAATGTCCGAACGATTTAAAAAAAAAGATTTGGGAGAGAGCATATTCAAGTTGGTCAGTTTTTGAGCCGATTAATTTCATCAATTTTTTATTTTGTATGTTTTTCAGAAAGATTGAAGCGAGACGGTTAATTTCAATTGTGACCAATAAAGTGACTTGATTTTTGTCGAGGTTTGTTCGTTCAACGATTTCATCGAAATTGTACCCGTGACGGATAAGTTCTGCTACTTGCATTTTATTACAGAGAAAAAGATTATTCGTATTCATGAGGTGATGTGATACAACGCCATACTGCCAGAAGCAAAAGACCAATAACTGTGAAAAAGATGATACCAAATACACCCATTTGGATTAATTTAATTTAAATAAATTAAATTAAATTAAATTAAACATCCAAATTCTTAAAATATACGGGAAAGGCTACCACATCTTTAATATTTTCCATTCCTGTAAACATCATACACAATCGATCCAATCCCAACCCGAATCCACCGTGTGGAACTGTTCCGTAACGTCTCGTGTCCAAATAAAATTCAAGCGATTCCGTTGAAATTCCTCGTTTTTTCATTAGATCTGTAATCGTCTGTAAATTATCTTCGCGCATTGACCCACCAATCAATTCTCCGACTTTATATGGCATCAATAGATCAAAATTTTCACAAATCGAATTGCCATTGTCTGTTGCTTGTTTCATGTAAAAACTCTTGATTTCACTTGGCCAATGAGAGACGAATACAGGACCTTTAAAAAAGTCTGTCAGGTAATTTTCGTATTCGGAACATAAGTCGTCACCGTATACAGGCGGTTTAGAAAGGGTTGCTTTTTTTAGTATTTCAAGTGCATCATTATACTTGATTCTTGTAAATTCGGATTGAACGATCTTTTCGATGCGTTCGCGTAATCCTTTCGAAACAAATTTTCCTAGATTATCAATATCTTCTGTTTTTTGTAAGAGATAATTTCCCACATATTTGATGTAATCTTCGCCTGTTTGCATCAATTCATCTAACGTAATAAAAACATCTTCGATTTCCAAATGTTCAAATTCTGATAAATGTTTGTTTGTGCTTGAATGCTCTGACCGAAAACTTTTATTCGTTGTATAGACGCTACCCATCGAACATGCAAGCGCTTCAAGTTGTAATTGCGAACTGACTGTAAGAAAAGCGGGTTTATCAAAATGATCTTGTTTCCAATCGTATTTTGTGGTGCCTTTCATTACTGGGAGAGAACTGGTATCAGACATATCTTTTTCTGTAAGTTGGAATACACCGGCACCTCCTTCACACTCATTGATCGTAATGATATTTGGATTGACGTGATGAAAATGACGTTCGTTGAAAAAAAGGTGTGTCGCGTGACTAATAGCCGACTTTATTCGAAAAACGGATCCAAACGTACTTGTTCGCGATCGTAAATGTGCATATTTCCGAAGATAGTCTAGCGGCAATTTACCTTTTGATAATGGGTAATCAGAGTCTGACAATCCTAAAATGTCGATGGCCGTAACTTTTAATTCGTATGGTTGTTCTTTGGCTGGACTTTTTACTAGTATACCAGTTGCTTTAATGCTACAACCAGTTCCTAACAAAGATATTTCTGAGAAATTGCTGGGAACAATTAATTGGATCCCTTTTGCATTGGATCCGTCATTTAATTTGATAAATGTAATCTCTTTTTGTGTTCTTAATGTAAGAATCCAACCGTTTACAATTAGGGTTGTATCAACTAATTTTTCAAATGATTGGTCAAGGATGTTTAGTTTCATTTCTATTTTGTACTTATTTTTAAATTGTAAATGACTACAATTTAATCTACTTTTCGAATTAAATTTCGTTTAATTTTTCCAAATGTCTATTTAAAGATATGGAATTTATACATGTCTAGGTAGCTCAGTCGGTAGTCAGCGTGTGACTGTTAATCACAAGGTCAATGGTTCGATCCCATTCCTGGACGTAATTATTTAATTGAAATTAAATAATGAACTATTTCACGATTCGATACATGATTGTACCATCTTTTCTGGTAATACGGATGTATTCTCCGCGCTGAAAAAAGTAGTATCGACTGATTGGATCGGTGTGAAGTAAAGTTGGTAATCTTCCCTTGAAATTTTTGTCTAGATATTCTTTTTCCTCTTTTGAAACTCTTTCGTGTTTTGGGACCAGCCGGTGCTCGGTAATATCGATTTGCAATTCTTTGATGCTGAATAATTCAATGTCCATATTTTCAAGCGATTTTTTTGCACTCGAAGTTGCGCTATCTCTGTAGACTATAATACACCGATTGTAATCCTCCTTGTTCATGATGGACATGTAATCTTTGATTCCTTGAATGCTCAATTTTTTTTCGTTACAGATGAATGAAATGATTTTATGCTTTTCTTTGGTACCGCGTAACGTGAAATCCTCTTTTGAGTCGGGTTCAAGCGCGTATCCACGATCCGACAACATTTTTTTGAGGATTGTATTTGCTTGAATTTCCAATTCGAACATTTTGATTTTTCTGTTTTTAATTTAAATAAATCAAATTTATATAAAATGGCAGATAAAAAATTGCAAGAAATTAAAAAAGCTGAATCATTATTTAGCGAAAAGAGGTTGGCTGAATTAAACTCCAAAATTTCAGAAGAAGATAAAAAAAGGTACGCGAAAATTGGAGAAGAATTTTACAATTCATTAGATTTCCAAGCAGTAAATAGTCAAGGTATTTCTGGATCAGATGAAGCAGAAAAGGTTGAACTTGAAAATGTGTCCCAATTGAAATTAATGTTACAATCGGGTATGCATCCTTCTTATTTGAATGGAGAAGAAAAGGCCATGATGAAGAATTCGTATGGAGAGAAATGGTATGAGACATACGGATTTTTGGAAACGGATCTAAACAGAATTAATTTTTAAAAAAAATCTTAATATAAAATGACATATCGTTTAATGCCACGTTCTCGCGTAATTGATGAAAAAATGGATAGTTCCGACGTATCCGTAAGTTCTGTTAGCTCAGATGCTTCCGTTTCGACCCCCCACAAAAAAAATGATCTAATGGCTGTAGCCCTAATTGTATCTGTAGCAGTAGCTGTTGCTATTTGCCTCGTGTTAAGATACATGATTCTTAATAAAGGTAAATTGCAGCAATTTGTAGAAGTCGTTCCGTCTAAGTTACTTGGCGGAAAAAGTAAGTTGAAATTGAAAAAACAGAAATTTCTTCTTCATCTTTGTTTGCCTGTTTTATTGGCATGTTTATTGGTTGGATATTTGCTAGCACACCTATCTAAATAAAATTGATCTTTTTTTTATATTTCAACTAAATATAAAAATGACAACTACAGATGAATTTCAAAAAATTCCAGATTCTTTTGATTCGAAAGCTGACTATGACCGCTATAAATCTGTAAATACAAATCCTCGTTATTCCAATTTTTTTCAAACTCATTTTACTGCTGGTGATATTGACCAATTTGAAACCTATCGCGATCGTTCAAATGGAAAAAATAAAGAAATAAAAATTGTAGGTAACGTATGGTCTACATTGGAAAATACTGAGAAAGTTGGAGAACATCTTGACTGGAAAAAATATTCGGCACTGACTACCGACGCAATTGATCAAACGTTTTTATATTTGTTTGAAAAATTTAAAAAGGGTATTTTTGTTAAAATCAAAAATAACAAACTTGATGTCTTTTTACCATTTAGTAAACACAATTATGTGAATGAATGGGGAAAGTTGATGAAACATCCAACCAATTTCAAAGACATGACAGAATTTCTTATTTATGCCAGTAAATTGCAGGGGTTTGACATTACAAAAGACAAAATCAATAAATTCACCAATAAATGGTATGCCAATAACTGTCTCGTACGCCCCGAATTTCCCGTTGGAGAAAACGATCGATGCATCTCAAATCTAAAAGATTTGTTATTAACTTTATGTGAAACAAGAGAAGTTCCTGACATTGAACTATTTTTCAATCGTCGCGATTTCCCTTTAATTAAAACGGATGATACAGAGCCATACGAACACATTTTTGACGAAAAATTGATTAGTCATAAATACGATAAGTATTGCCCTATTTTATCGATGGTCACGACGGATACGAATGCGGACATTCCATTTCCTACGATGGAGGATTGGGCGCGTGTGAGGTATCAAAGCGACAAGAAATTATTCGCGCCAGATTTTAAAACTTACGTCGATTTCAATACCGAATGGAAATCCAAAAAACCAACAGCTGTATTTCGTGGCGCGTCAACTGGATGCGGAGTAACGGTAGAGACAAATCCGAGATTAAAAATTGCAGATTTATCAATGAATTACCCGAAATTCAATAATAAAATACCTTTATTAGATGCGGGTATAACCAAATGGAATTGTCGTCCGCGTAAGATTTCGAGCGAAGAAACCTTGCAAGTAATTGTTCCAGAAAAAATGCCATTCAAATTGGTACAATCTCTTACCCCCGAACAACAATCACAATACAAGTACATTGTTAATGTGGATGGACACGTATCCGCATTCAGACTTTCATATGAATTGTCGATGGGATCTGTTGTGCTCTTACAAGATAGTAGATATCGAGTATGGTTTCGCAAATATCTACTTCCGAATGTCCATTATGTACCGATTAAAGAAGATTTATCTGATTTGTACGAGAAAATTCAGTGGTGCATTGACCACGACGAAGAATGCGAGACGATTGCAAAGCAAGCGAAATTGTTTTACGATACCTATCTAACAAAAAAAGGCGTTCTTGATTATGTTCAATTGTTATTTGTTAACATTAAACAAGTGATCGGGACTTATTTTTACAATTACGGAAATGTGAAAGAATTAATCTACACCAAACAGCTTCATCTATTGCCAAAAGAGTTTGATGAAGCAAAAGCGATTTTTCCATTTGATAGGGATATCAATGCATTGGCTGGTTTTGAGATGTTTGTGTCCAAACATAAGATGCCGGTTTTAAAAAAGGAAAAGAGACACGATAGTAAAGATAGTCTTATCCAGACGTTTCAGCTTGATAAATTGAAAATAAATGCGAAAACGTCCACGAGAAAGTACGAGTTGGTAAACGAAACATTCGTTGGATTAAAATGTGTCAATAAAATTATGAAAGAAATACCAAATTTCAAGTACACGTTTGGAATGCAAAATGATGTATTGTACACGGAATACGTAGAAGGCATTTTATTCAGCGAATACATCAAAAAATGCAGCATTTCTGACTTGAATTCAGTTTTACAAATATTATTTTTGGCACTGGAGGTTGCACAAGAAACGTGCGGGTTTGTGCACAACGATTTGACTTGTTGGAATATCGTGATCAAGGAATTCAAAGAGACGCAACGAGTTGTCTATCAATTCAGAGATCAGATTTTTGTGGTAGAAACGATGGTCATGCCTGTTATCATTGACTATGATCGAAGTCACGGCATTTACGATGATTTTCATTATGGGATCATTCACCCTTTTAAATCGAGTACAGTACAAGATTGTTTTTGTATTGTTATCAATGCTGTGAATCAGTATTGCATGTCTCGACATGTGCAGGTAGAATTGAAGAGTATTCTTGATATGATAAACTTTTTATCCGAGACAGAATTTCATAAAATGAGATTGACCAATTATGCTGAATTGATGGATTTTATTGATTCGAATAAGAGATACAATGAGATTGTTTACCGAAACAAGTGTGATTTGGAGACATTGACGCCTGTAGATTTTTTGATCCATTTCAATCAAGTGATGTATGACAATAAATTATCTTCGAAAATAAAAATTAGTAATATTGACGGAAAGAAAGTGTTTAAAGAATATCTGTACGTGAATCCGTTGTTTTATTATAATATGATTATAGAAGAGGAGACGGATGATTTGATGGAGTACATTGATAAGATTGAACAGATTACGAATGAGATGGATTTTAAGAATTTCTTTTATTACTTGCATTCCGCCAATCAAACGTATAAGGTTGTATTTAATCTGTTAGAATTTGTTGAAAAATACAATAAGGATAAACCCGCTTATTTTGTACAGAATAGAAATTGCAAACGTATATTGACCAAATTAAAAGATAAAATGCATTTGAAACAAATTAAAAAACCTGATTGCGGACATACATTAAATTCAACTGTTGAAAAGGTCTATTGCCCGATTTGTAAAAAGAATGTTGATTATGTCTACGATTTCAAAGATAAAAAGGGTGTTGTACCGGAAATGATGGTATGTCGACATCGATTGCCTGAAAATCCGTCTATACAGATATATTGTACGATTTGTTCAAAGAGTGTAGATCTCCAAGACTTGAAAACGGATTTGTTGGTTCCTAGATGTCAATCGCATTTTAGTTTGGCAAAGTATACACCATCGACATTTTCTGTACCGAGCACAATTTTAACTATATTACAGGGGAATGTCGATGTTCAGAACAAGAGATGCATTTCTATATGGTATATGGTACGGGATACACTATTGTTTGTGAATCCGTTTCAGGCTGATACAGAATTCAATAAATACGGGAAGATGTTGAGTAAAGTGACACCGTTATCGATACTCAATCATAACGCGAATATAAAGACACTTCGTTGGTTAAGTAAAAGGATGTACGAGATTGATCAAAAGTATGTGCCAAAAGAATCGAAACAATTCAATACGATTCAAAATATTCTTGCTTTATGTTAATTTTAATTTCAAATTAAAATTGTTACTAATAAATGGGACAATCAAATTGTAAAGAAGAAGATGCAAAAGAACTCTCAAAATATATCAAAGAAAAAATGGCGACGGTACAAAAAAGTCATAAATTGTATGTAATGTTGCGCGATGAAATCATAAACTCGGGGTGTATAGATCTAAGCGATCTAAAAGATGTGTATACCATTTTACAGGATGAAATCAGCATTTACGAAAGTAAAGATGGTAATTATGAAGTGATGGATCCGTACAAATTGGTGAGTTCGGATTATTTTGATGAGAAAATGCAGGATTTTTTACAAATGAAAAGAGAAAATCCTTCAGAATACGCAAAAATTAAGAAGGAATTGAAAGATTTGAAACCGGTAGAGTATAGCTTTGAAGATTTGTATATTTTTTCATGGTACATGAAAGATCATGAGATACCATTCTTAGAACTGAATAAAAAAATCTTTTGTTTGGAAAATAAACTAAAAGAAAAAATTGGATATTCTGAGGAAGTCGTTGACCCATTTTCTCCTGTCCTAGAAAAACGTAGACAAGTATTTGGTTCATTATTCAAGAAATCGGCAAAGAAATCAAAGACAGAGAAGCTGTATCGGTAAATAAATCTGGATAGAATTTTGAAAAAAATATTAAGTTCTATTTAAAAACGAGAAATTTAATAAAATATGTCGATTCAAAATAGTTTAACTTCTCCCGCAGACAAAAATGACAATGAACCTAAAAGTTACAATTTAGGCGCTTCTTCCTTAACCGATGAACAAACCGTAGAAGCAATGAAAGAGTTGAATGTGAAAGATTTTGTGCAAAAATTTCCGCGTCAAGAAAAATTTTACGCCGATCCCAAATACGAAAATCAAGTACATTGTCTCGTCTCTTTTTTCCCAGCCAAAGGAGCCAAACCAGATGAAGACGGTGTTTTTGGTATGTTAAAAGTCCGAGGAACGTTTGCAACACAAGATGAGGCTGATTTGAAAGCCGAAGATTTGATCCGTAATGTTGATAGTTTCCACAGCATTTACCATACGTACGTCGGGCGCCCGTTTCCGCTGGCTTCGACCAAAAAGTACATTTGCGAGACGAAAGATATTGATATCAAGAAAAAGGTTGTTGAAACGACTTCAGAAGAAGTTCGAAAGAAACGAGAGGAAGAAAAACAAACGATTGAAGAAATCAAGGACCGTGAGAAGGAATTGTTGGCCGATGTCGCAAAGACGGAAATTGATCCGTATGATCGTTATATTGAGTTGATGGTAAAGAAATCGCAGTTGACGTGGACGTATGACGCAACCATGAAAAAGATGAACGAAATGAAAAACAATATCGTCAAGGCTCGCGCTGAATTGGCCGAATTACGTGCGAAAGACGAGGATTATCATACAAAGTTTTATGATCGTTACATGGAGGCGCGCAAAAAGTCGGGATTGCCTGATAGTGACGATTCGTTTATCAAGTACATGTGCGAAGATCTCGATTTAGGATTTTAAAAAATTTTAATTTAGTTTGATCATTAAAAATCAATTTTAATAGTCCGTTTAATGGATTTCCGTTTATTGGATTTGGATTTCCGTTTAATAGATTTCCGTTTATTGGATTTACGTTTATTGGATTTACGTTTATTGGATTTCGATTTGAAATCGCTACCATAAGAAGTTTCTTCTCCCAGATAAACCTCACCAACATTACGCACTTTATCTAAACTAAATTTTTGGTCGTCAACAAATGTCATTTTTAAAGTTACATTTTCTAATGGTCCAAGACTAAAAAATTCTGGATCGGCTTCGTAACCTAATAGTATATCTAAATAAACTATATCATTAAAAATATCTAAACTTACATCGTCAAGGTAAACTCGATGTTCCATAAGATATCCAACTCTTTTTAAAGTAATCGACGTTGTTTCTAAACCACCAAACCAAGTTGTTATACCATTTTCACCTAAATCATTATATTCGCGAACACCATTCATAGCTAATATAATTTGTCTACCGCATGGCGGATGTCGAACATAATGATAATATTCTTGTGGACAAGGTGGTCCAATTGTTGAAATTGATACAAAAGTGCATGCAAAATTACGGGAATCAACCATTTTATTTAAGTAAAAATGATTTTTTTATAATAATAAAGAGTATAAAAAAATGGAAGAATTTAACGATGTTCAATTAGATGGTTACCAATTGAGTGATTTAATGACTATTTTAAAAAATGTGATAGCAATCCAGATGAAGGATATACCTATGAAGATTCGGTTAAATTAATTGAAAGTTGTCATAGTTGCATTGAGGCCATCAAAAATATGATCCAATTACTTAAAAATTTGACATTGATTCATTTTAACCACAAGTCTGGTGTTGCATTTGATTCTAAAACGTATTTCAAGTCTGTTTTTATTGCAATATACGAAAATTGTAAAAAGTTTGACCATTTAGGTCGAGATCTGTTATTTTATGCAACTTTTTTATCAACCACGGCTTTTGAATTGATGGATAATCCATTAGGAGATGATTATATCCATACCATCATTCCTCTTCTCATTGAACAATGTATAAAGCATATAAAGATTGGGTATAATAAGATTCGAATTCAGAAAGAATTGATCATTAAAAAAAATTTAGAAAAAAGATGGAAATGTCCTATTTGTCATGAAAACGAGAATCCAGAAATGGGGGATTTTATGTGGCTTGTATCAAATAAAGTGGACGAAAAAGGACGTGAAGTATGTGGACACAAAATCCATGCATTATGTTTAGATCAATCTCTTGTATACAATACAAAATGCCCTTTATGTAGAAGTGAAATTGTAGATTTTAAAAATTTTCGTATAAATTGGTATCGAGAATAAGATTACTTCTTTCGAATCTATTCAAAAACAATATATTGAATCAAAAGAAGAATACAAACAACAAATTGAAAAATTACAAGATCGAATTGAATCAATAGCAAAAGAAGCTGAAAGAGTATCTAAACAAACTTTTAATCGACCAACTACATCAAATGAAAAACCAATGATTAATGTCGAAACGGAATGTCTTGAAGAACCTATTTTGAAAAAAGACTTTTATAAAAAATTTGAAATAAAAGAATAAATTTGGTTCTGATTTAGTAGTTCCTATTCGTAATGATGGAATGATTAACGCAACTGCTTTATGTAAAGCTGGAAACAAATTAATTGCTGATTATTTAAGACTATTTGAAGGTGTTAGAATCAAATATGGGAATTCCAATCGAATTAATAGATCAAAATGATCCTATGAGAATTCCCATAGGAGGAATAATTGATCAAAATGATCCTATCGGAATTCCGATAGGAGGATTAAATTATTCTTAACACAATTCTTGTATAAAAAAATTATCAACATCCACAAAAAATGTGTGTGTTGAGAAAAAGTTTTTTCAGGATTTAAAATTAGAAAATAAAATAATTGTTTTTTTTCTTAAAATTACAGTTTGATTTTAAGAGTCAATTAAAATCATGAAAATCTTCTAATCAAAAATTGAAATTTTCAGAAAAAAATTTTAATTTAATTAAAATAAATTAAAATTTTTTTAATTTATTTTAATTTATTTTAATTTATTTTAAAAGAAATAATAACTATAAAATGAGCGAAGTATGTATTCATTGCGAATCTGTATTGAAAAATAAGTCAATTTTAGTAAATCATTTAAAGAATAATAAGAAATGTTTAGCTTTGAGAGGTCTGAGCGTTAATACGGAATTTGTTTGCGAAGGATGTAACATAATGTGCGTTGCTACTACGCATTTAAAAAATCACAAAGATAAATGTAAAGAATATCAGAAGATAATAAATTTAAAAGAACAAGAGAATGAATTTAAAGAAAAAGAGAAAGAACAAGAGAATGAATATAAAGAAAAATTAAGAGAACAAGAGATAAAGTACAACATTTTAAATACTTCTTTAGAATCTATTCAAAAACAATATATTGAATCAAAAGAAGAATACAAACATCAAATTGAAAAGTTGCAAGATCGAATTGAAAAACTGCAAGATCAAATAAGTTCAATAGCAAAAGAAGCTGTAAGTAGACCAACTACTACAAATAACACTATCAATCATATTCGGAATAATTTGTCTTCAAAATATACGTTAGATGAACTAAAAGATGCAGAGATATTAGATATTTGTCGTGAAAATTTAACCGAACAGATCTTTATGAGTGGACATAAAGCTATTGCGAAAATGTGTACTGAAAAAATAATCAATACCAAAGATGAAAAGAAAATGTTATGTTGTACGGATACCAGTCGTAAAAAATTCAAGTATATCGATAAAACGGGAAATTTAAAAGAAGATATTGAAGCAAGAATATTTGTAGATCGTGTTTCGAAACCAATTAAAGATGTCGGTAAAAAGATCTACGAAAACATCATGGAAGATTTAAGTGTCCAACGAGAAAAAGTTAGAGAAGAAGACTATGGCAAGAAAGAACGATTGACTACGCAATCTTTTCAAGTTATGGATCGATACAAAGATATTATCAATATTGATGATTCAAAGTACAATAACAATTTCACGAATGAATTGGCAATACTCAATAAAACGAATGAAATTCCTTAATTCATATTTTTATAGCCCTATAAAAATATCTTTAAATATTTAATTAAAAAGTCAATTCATTTAAAAAAATCAATTGACTTTTTAATTACATCTACAAATAAATCAACGTTTTTTCCTTCTGGCAAAATAAATCTTTCTCTGTTTGCTTTCTCTCTATGCGCATCTAATCTTTTGAATACCATCTGTTCTATCATTGACATTGAATCTTCATCGGGACATACTTGATAGTAGACGACTTCATGTTCATCAGTTTTGTTATAAGTTGAAAGACGGTTTGTTAGATTGGTAGCTTTACCAAGAATGTATTTACGTTCTTTTTTATGCGATGGAGTAGTAAGAATATAGATTACATTTTGGTCTTTGTATTGGATACGAGGTTGGTTTTTTACATATTTATTTGTTAGATAATTTATTTTTATTTTTTGTTCTTTATTCTCTGAACGTAGTTGTTGGAAGCTTTTTGTTTTACCGATATCAATTTTTCCTGTTAGCATTACTTCGTAGATCCAAGAAGAAATTTTTACATCAAAATTAGGAGATATCCATTGAGCGATATTTATTGCGACATAAGGATAGACCCAAATGGAAGTAGAATGTTGGACTAAAGATGAAATATGAATTCCTGTATCTTCGGATAGTATTCGTAGGAAATCTTTAGTTTTTTCTAAATTGTACCAATCATCGAATGATTTCCTGCCTGCTTTAAAAAGATTTGTGATATTGATATATCCATCTTCTCTACTTTCAATGTAAACATCATTGTCAAGACTGAGTGGTTTCAATTCGTATTCTGAATCTATTTTTGGATCATCGATTTCCAGTTCAATAACAGCATTATTTAATAGATTTTTTATATTATTTTTTACGATATCTTGGATAAAAGAATCGGATTGAGATATTTTCATTTCAAGTTTACTTATCATTTTTTCGTGTTGTTTTTCAAGATCTTCATTATAAATTAAATTTAAAAAAAATGTGTCATTTGTGTGTTTTAGGAATCGACTTTGAAATTAAAATTGAATTTATAATTAAAAAGAAAATGATAAATAAAAGATGTCAAGTATTTCCCAAATTTTGGAAAATAATAGGGTGACAGGTGACTATCATACTCATGTTAGCATGATACACCCGAAAGGCAAATTTCAAATCAGTAAACACGTTACAGAATCATTTTGGAATTCTTATTGTTCTGACATTTTTAATGAAGAAAAAAATCAATATGGTATAGCAGAAAAACCGCAATCTTTTATCCCCGTACTCGTCGATCTGGATATCAAAGTGGAATACACCGAAGATAAAGATGTCACAAAACTATACACTGATTATCAGATTGAAAATATCGTGCGCAATTACCAAGATGTCTTGAAAAATATTCTACTTGATTGCAAACCTGAAAATTTGTACTGTTTTGTTTTAGAAAAACCCGCCTATAAAGTCGAAGCCGGTGGAAAGACCTATCTCAAAAATGGGTTCCATCTGCAATTCGTCTACACATTCCTTAACAAGAATGATCACGAAAATCACCTGCTTCCTCGTGTAAAGAAAAATGTGAATAAAGACATGACCTTCAAATCGCTCGGGTTTGAAAAATCGGGAGATTTGATTGACGCGTGTTACGTCAAAGCCCCATGGCTTTTGTACGGATCCAGCAAAAATGAAGGAATGAATCCATATTTGCTATCGAAAATTTACAATGAAGAACGTGATATTATCAGTATCGAAGAAGCGTTGAAAAATTACAAAATCTACAATTCAGAAGAGATGGAAATCGATATTGCTGGCAAAGAACGGTTTTATTTGCCACGCGTTCTCAGTATTGTTCCGTGGCAGCGACAAGTATGCGAACTTCGTGCAAATTTGCCTAGCCCGATTCGGGTCGATGCATCAGAAAAGAAAAAGGTGTTCAAGACACAAAATCTTTCTGATATACTGACAAAGTCCAAGACTCTGCTCTCCATGATTTCCGATTTCCGAGCAGAGTCTTATGCAGATTGGCTCCAAATTGGATGGACATTGTACAACATATCGGATGCATCAGCTGAAGGCCTTGAATTATGGCTAGAGTTCAGTTCAAGGTGTTCGGAGAAATTCGATCAGTCCAATTGTATTCACCTCTGGGAAAAAATGGAGAGGCGGAATATGACAATTGGAACATTGCATCATTTTGCTAAATTGGATAACGCAATTGCCTACAATAAATTCACGGAAGAATGTTCTAAAAAGTTCATTAATGAAGACAATATCGTGAATTGCAGTCATAACGATCTGGCCAAAGCATGTTTCGAAAAATGCGGTACAGAATTCGTATGCGCAAGCATCGTTACCAATACTTGGTTTCAGTACAAGAATCATAAGTGGTGTCGCATTGAAGACGGAATTTTCCTTCGCCAAAAATTATCAGACGATTTTGCTAAAAAGTTTGAAGATATCGCATCAGAAATTATGGGTTCAATGTCCCGTTCCGAACAAAGCCAAAAAGACTTATTCGTACAAAAACACAAACAAGTTTACAAACTCATTTCAAATTTGAAAAATTCCACTTTCAAAACAAATGTAATGCGTGAATGCAAAGAAGTCTTTTACGATGAAAATTTCTTGAAAAAACTTGACAAGAATGCCTGGATTATCGGTTTCAAAAACGGCGTCTACGATTTGAAAAACCACATTTTCCGTGCAGGTATCCCCGAAGATTACATTTCATTGCAAATGCCGATTGATTACTCGGAATACGACGAGAATCATTATATGGTGAAAGAAGTTCATTCGTTTTTGGAAAAGATTTTTCCTGATAGGGAAGTCCGTGACTATTTTATCAATACTTCATGTGAAGTTTTCGTCGGCGGAAATCAAAAGAAACATGTCTTGTTTTGGAGTGGTGAAGGTGATAACGGGAAGAGTGTGACTCAAACCTTCTTTGAGAAAATGTTGGGTGAATATGCCATCAAGTTGCCAACATCGTTGATCGTTGGAAAGCGAAGTATGAGCAGCGCTGCCAGTCCCGAACTCGTAAGGGCTGGTAACGGCGTTCGATGGGCGATCTTGCAGGAACCTGATAAGAAAGATGTCATCAATATCGGCATCTTGAAAGAATTGTCAGGTAATGATACATTTTATGCTCGTGGTTTGTTCCAGAACGGTTGCGAGATTGAACCCATGTTTAAATTGGTCGTGATTTGCAATGATCCGCCAAGTATCCCTTATAGCGACAAGGCAACTTGGAATCGTATCCGCGTCGTTCCATTCGAATCCACTTTTGTGAACAATCCTCCAGAAACTCTAGAAGAACAATTGTTACAGAAACGCTTTGCAAAAGATCCATACTTTATGGAAAAGATTCCGGATATGATCAAACCTTTTGCGTGGATGTTATTGAATCATCGCAAAAAGGGGTATAAATTGGTCGAACCAGAAAAAGTGACTATGGCAACCGAACTGTACCGAAAGAAGAATGATACTTACAGACAATTCATTGACGAACGCATCATTGAAGATCCAAGAAGTAAAGTTACATTGGATGAAATGTATGTCGGATTCAAAGATTGGTTCAAGGATGCACACCCAGGCCAACAAATACCGCCAAAATCGGATGTCAAAGAATATTGCGTGAGGGCGTGGGGTGAGCCTGAAAAGAGGGGTACTTGGAGAGGAAAGAGATCTATTACATTGGAAGATGAAAAAGATGAGTTTGTATTGACAGAAGAAGATTTGGTGGATGAATAAATTTAATTGAAAATTTATTTATTTGGGATTGAAAACGTGCTTGTAAAATCCAGACAATTGCAAAACGAAATGCAATACGGCAAATTTTACAAAAATAATAATAAATTCGTACGTGGTTTTACTTGATAAATCGTTTCTATTGGATGCAATGATGTACACAGGAATTGCACTGATTACGCTAAATAGTATCGTTTCCATCAAAAATACGACTACAGGTGACATGGATACATTGTACGTCGGATTCACGTCCATCACAAATAAACTTGAAAATACAAGCGCTAATAATGAACCAATCATGACTAATGCAACCATAATTTCACTTGTTCGAGAAACAGTTTTTTCAAACGTATTGTTTTCATCTTTCTCATCGTACATATTTTCATCGTCACCGAAAGACCATGCATAAAATCCACTCAATTCCAATAAATAATTAAGTACGAAAAACAAAAAGAAAATAACAATTGACATCATTACAATCTCTTTCTGTGTAAAAACATTGTTTCGTAAATAACAAAGGATCAAAAAAGGGAACATACCACCAAGTCCAAATAAAATCGATTCTTTTAAGAATGTTCCTGGATTGGAACTAATTAAGCCTGCATTTTTTGTTAACGAATAATTAACTACTGCTAACATGACTATAGCAATTAGACCGAATGCTTTGAGGAAAAAGAGATTTTTTTCAAATACATTGTAGGCATACCCTTTTTGACTGAATGTATCTTTCAAGTCTACAAAGTATTGACCGATGAATTCAAATAATCCTTTATTTTTTTCGGGACCATCTATGATGACAGTATCAATCGCTTTTACGATTGACATTTATTAAATAATTTTAAATTATTTAATTATTCAAGATAATGGACATTTAAATTGATCTTTCGACCAATCCGGTTTGCGCGTCCAATCACTTGCGTCTTTTGGTAATCATACAAACGGTGATAAATAATGATATCCGTCGTTTCTTGTAAATTCAAACCGGCTCCCGAATGAATAGTGTTCAGCAACAATACATTGACATTGCCCGTCTTGTACAAATCAATCGTATTGTCTCTTTTTTCTTTTGTGCCACGCAATTCAAGGTACAAGATTTTCTTCTCTTCCAAACATTTCTTAATTGTCACAAATGATTCATTGAAATTACTGAAAATCAAGATTTTTTTATCAACGGCGTCCGAAATAATGTTCATGGTTTGTTTGATTTTTGTTGAATTGATGCTACTTACATTAATCTCCGTAAAATCAATTGAAATCGGAATAGGCTGTGTCTCTGACGACTTGCAAATCGGACATATTGTATATTCGCATCCACAAAACAAAGTCTGGCAACAACTAAGAACGCATATTTTCTTGTGTGGGGTATTGCATACAATGCACGGATTTTCAGTGACATAACGTCTGATACGATCATCAAGTGTCATTAAATGTGTTTGAATCAACTGATATTTATCCACATTTTCTTCAGAAGTCAACTCTTCCAATCTTTTCTTTTTTCGTTGTCGAAAAGATTCAATGACCGTATCGGATATATTTCCAAATGAAGACAATACGCCGCAGATATTACCCGCTTGCATCATTTCGAGCGTATTGTAATTCACAAGACCCTCAAACAATTTCGACATATCACATGAAATCGTGTAATAAATATGATTGGTGATTGGCATATCGTAACTGATCTTTACATACTGGTCCTCGTTTTTGACAATCAGGTACTTTATCCACTCAAACTCGGGTAACATATCACTGACAAACCCAGATCGTTTTCGAGGATACAATTCGTACGGAGTTGCAGTTACAAACCAGTAAAATTTCGCGGTAATCTCTTCCATGGATACAATACGTAAACTTGCCGGTTCATCAATCACAAACCGTTTCCAGCACTTGTTTCGATAGACTTGACAAAATAAATTGTAGACGTTGTGGGACACGAGAATAATATCGTATTTTGATGTGTCGATACCTTCAATATCCGCTTTGGCGTACACGGCAATGTAGCGAAGTGATGAACGTTGAAGTTCAGTGATCCATTGCGAAAGGAGAGAGACGTTGACAAGAATTAGAGAGGTTGACAATTGATCGAGACGCCTCGTTTTTACTTTGGATACAAACATGGACACCTCCTTTTTTTCTTTAAAGAAGAATTCGTCTTCTTCGTCGAATAGCGTCTTTCCGATCAGACCAATGATGGATAACGTTTTTCCGTAGCCAGGTAAATCGGCCAGAATACCAAATTGTGTTTCAATCATTGTATCAGTATCTACGAGGACTGACGTTTTTTTTTCGAGCACTTCCATATTCTGAATGCTAGTTTTTTGATGTTCAAAAAGCGGTATTGAAATAAAATCTGTTTCCATTTTAATTTAAATACATTATGAATTTAAATTATCGATTTTATTTATTTGGAGATTTCTTTGACTTCTTTGATTTCTTTGGAGATTTCTTTGACTTCTTTGACTTTTTTTTTAAATGTTGTTTGCAATGGGGATACTCTTGGTTGATCTGAGAGTAAGCTACAGCAATTGCCTGTTCTTTCGAAACATATCTCCCCTGTTTCCATTCACTCATATTGATTCCAATTTTTTTAGATAAACGTTGTTGACACGTTTCATTTTTAGCTCTAAAATCAGTTGCAATCTTTTCATTTTTATTTAGACATCCTACTGGACTTGAAAATACGTTTCCATTAGAATCTTTTAGATTTACATAATTCTGTAAAAATCCGACGATTTCAAATTTTCCATGGCGTGGTAAGCACGGACTACCTATATAAACAGAATCTCCGATTTTCAAACCGGTGAAATTATCTTGTGTTGTCATTTATTATAGATTATTTAATTCTTTCGTAAAAAACCATGTACGTATTTTCCGTCGGATCCATATCATTCAGCTTTGATACACTCGTATCATCTAGATTCACCAATTCACCGTTTCGTACCGTCCGACAAAAATAATGACCACCCTGTAATACGCCTTGATGTTCAACAGTTGATACCAACCTGTATTCTTTATCTCCATCCACAACAAATCCTTTTGGGTAAGGAATATTCTTTTTGGAAAAATATTTATTGAAACTAAAAACCATAATCGGACTAATTTCTTTAATCCGTGAAACAATTGTCGCATTCACTTTTTGATTGCACTTGTCGCATTTAAAATCGTCGACTTCTCGTTTAGTCTCGCAAAATTCATTCATATCATTATCAATCACAATATATACAGAAGTATCAGTCATTTTCGTCTCGTTTTTACAGACAGAACAAGTAGTTACAGTTTCACTTTTGGTGCTAAATAAATCGTCCAGTTTTTCGTGATCACACAATTTCAGAAAGTACTCACTGCTACTCTGATTTGGTTCAAAACATTTCATGTCATGCAGCATTTTGCTTGTAAAGTAAGGATCCCATTTTTTTTCAGAAGCAATGAATTTAAAAAATAAGTAGAAAATCGATTCTTGTTTTTCTTTGCATATAAATTGTACAAATGTTTTACAGGATAAAAGAGACTGAACTAGCGCATTAAAATAACAAATTGCGCCCGTATTTGTAAATCCAAGTTGCGGAATCGAGAATTCCATTTTTATATCTGTGACCTATTTAAATGGATTTTTAGCAACAACATCGGTTTTTTCTATACCGAAAATGGTTAATAACATCATCAATCAAAACCCTTGTCGCCTGTTTGAACAATTTAATTTCAACATCAATCATGTTCTTATGCTTCACATTAATCTCGTCTGTATCTTGACAATCCTCTATTTTTTTAATCGTGTAATTGATATGTGTTATTAAACCACCGTGTATTTTCGTAAAAGCTGGTTTACCGTCGGAATCTTGGATGATTTGTGTCGAAAAAGGCTGTCTCATATTCACAAAATATGCTATCAAAAACCCATTTTTAATTATAACATGAAGAGTATACATTTATAAAAACATTAATTATTATTTTCAAAGGTTTCGCTAACAATTCTGTGATTGATTCGTTCCAAGAATTAATTGAATGCGATTTACGTATTTTAACAAAATTCAATAATTCAACAAGTTTCTCGTTTTTGTTTGGTTCTTTTCAAATTCAAGTCCCACTATCGCTTTGTAAAGCCATACATAATTGTGTATGTGAATGCAATTTGTGACCCCATATAAAAACTTTTTTAATCTCCATTTAATTTAAACGTAGTTTAAATTAACAATTTGTGCGAGCGATCTCCTCCAACTCGCGCCAAATCTCCGAGTCTTTCACAGTAAACATGATATCACGTATATAATTCCACGCCATTCTGTAATTGTACTGTTTTTCTTTTTGAGAACCGTACAACGCTTCATCAAAATGTCTGGCAAGTTTATCAATATCTTTATAGTCTGTTTTAGACACAGCTACAGCAAATTTCCATTCTTCCGGTTTCATTCCGTACACAAACTTGCTGAAATAAATGATATTCTCATCAATCAATCCATGCCACAATTGATCTTTTGCACGATACATGAAAATTGTATCCGATTCTTCTACCGTCTCGCTTTTCCTGATACGAATCCAGCTAGTAATTGTTCCAGCAGGAGATCGTAACAAGTCGTTAATGTATGTTGACTCGTATGAGCTGATGTGTGTATCATAGATACGAATTCCTTCCATCTTTTTCTTTAATTGAATTTCAACACCATCCAATACCGCTTTTTCAATTTGTTGTTTTTGGTCGTATGTCAAATCAACTTTTTTATTGTCGACCCATTTTAGATTAGGGAACCGAAATATTTCATACGGAGAATTATTTGTTGCTCGTTTAAGAATAAAAGCCATATCTTTTTCTTTCTTTCTTTTCAATTTTACTTTTTCAATTTTAATCTTACTTGTTCAGAATAGCCAATTCATTTTTGTATTCTGTATTCAAGTCAGGGTGATCAAAACAACTAATTTGAGCAAAGCAATCAATCGCCTTCATTTTCTTTCCATGTAAAAAAGATTTACGTGAATAATCTTCTTCATCAACATTATCTTTTTCGTAATTTACATCGGATAAGATATTTTCATACAAAATTTTGCTCATATCTTTTATAGGCTTACTGACTTTATCTGTAAAAGTTCTTGCTTCGTAATCTTCTTTCATATTTCCATTTTCGTCAACATACTTGAATTTTTTCCGACTTGTATCCGTACATATAATTAACGCTTTATTATCTCTCGTTTTTATGATATGTTCTGTACACATTTGTGCAATTCCACGTTGTCCTTTCATAAAAACATCTTCTGTCAAATAGGATTGACATTTTCTTTTGATGTCATCTGCAGATAAACTATCCAAAAAATATTTTTCTGAAAAATTATTCTTAATATGATTAGTAACAATAGTAGGCTTTTCAATTGCTTGTTTTATCGATTCAAACAATTTATCATTCTGGATTTGTAATTCTTTTATTATTCTTTCATTCTGTTTAATTGTATTCTGAAGTTCATTCACATTTTGAATTTGGTCGTTTTTTTCTTTTTCATACAAATCAATGATTGATTGTTTTTCATTTTTAAATGCGTTGATTAATTCAATTTTTTCTTTTTCAAACTCTGATTTAATTTCATCAGACATTTTTAATATTTTAAATGGAATGCAAGTTTCATGGTGACTAGATAATTTGATACTATTTTTAAACATTAGATTACAAGCTTTACAATTGAAATTACTTTGTAATTCTAAATTTCTTAGAGCCAAACATGTTTTATTTGATTCAAGGTGTGTTTTAAGTATATATTTAGATGAAACAGTTGCATTACAAAATCCACAAACAACCTTCATTTTATTAATAAAAATTTGTTTAAATTATTTTCCAAAATTTTTTTGAAAAATTCTCATTATTTTTGAAAAATTCTCATTATTTTTGAAAAATTCTCATTATTTTTGAAAAATTTTTATTATTTTTGAAAAATTCTCATTATTTTTGAAAAATTCTCATTATTTTTGAAAAATTTTTATTATTCTAAACATTTCTAAAAAAGTGATTTCCCCTGTTACGCTTTAAAAATGTTTAGTTTCAATATTAAATCAATAATTAATTTCAAAAAAATTTAAAATCTCAACACACACAAATTTTGTGGGTTGAGATTTTAAATTTTTTTGAAAAATAGAACAATTATAATTATTTGTAATTTATTAATCTTCAAAGTCATTACTAAAGACTTGGTGGAAATGGCATCGTTGCAATCTGGAAACGTGAAAAGATAGAGAAACATATCAATGCCAAATCCAATCATAACAGCTTTTTCATCTGTAATCAACTGTTTATTCGTACCAAAAAAGATATCCAACGTACCAAAGTTGACAAATCAAAAATTATCCAAAAGAAGGCTACAACGGGTTGTCGATTCTTGTTGCTACAAAAAATGTTATTAAATTTATTCATTTAATAAATGATAACTACAGTTATTAAGAAAGTTGATGAAAAAGTCGATGAAATCAAATAAAAAGTTGAACAAAAAGTTAAAGAAAAAGTCGATGAAATCAAAGAAAAAGTTGAACAAAAAGTTAAAGAAAAAGTCGATGAAATCAAAGAAAAAGTTGAACAAAAAGTTAAAGAAAAAGTCG